GTGTTTTACGATTTTTTATTTTTCCTTTTCTTCTTTTTTCATTTTTTGCTTTTTTATTTTTCTTTTAATTGTATTTTATACACATATTATGGTTTTTAATCAAAATTTAATATTTCATAATCATCTGAAAAGTCATTCTCGTCAGAACTATTTTTGTTTCTGTTTTTTCTAATCATGCTTAATTTTTGTTTGGATTTTTGTATTAATTTTGTTTTTTCTAAAGTTTGAATAATTTTTTTCATTTCAACATTTAGGTCAAGCATCTGCTTCTTTAAAACACCTTTATCTATTTCTTTTTTCATTTTTAGAAAAAACTCCTTTGAAGATATGGGTATTCTTATATTTATTTCATCATTTTTCACAATGTAATCATATATATCATACTCATCATTAATGAGATTATTTAATGTTTCATCAGTTTTTTCAACAACAATATTCTCACACAATAGTATTTCTTTTCCTCTTATTTTAAACAACAAATTTGAATCAGGGAATTCATTTATATTTATAAATGTAAAACATAATAGTTTGAAAATGTAAAGTTTGCACAAATATTTGTCCTCCATTTTTGAGACATTATCATATACTCTACAAAATTTTTTTAGATTATTTATAAAATTTGGCATTGACATGTAGTTGTAATTCAAATCAATGTCATATTCTGCATATAATAATTTTAATGTTAATTTTTCTCTATCTCTTATTTGTTTTAATAAAAAATTAATTCCTTCTCTTCTCTCTCTATTTCTTTCGGGTATTGTTAAGAAATCTAGTTTAATGTTAAATGATTCTATGTTTATATCTCCTTTTGTGATATATCTTTTACCCTCGTTTTCATCATCATCTAAAAAATTCTTGAAAAAATTAGAAGAGATATCATCATCATCTATACCATAATGTTCGTCATCAATATCATCATCATATAAATCAATATTTGTTAATTTTTCAAAAGGAATGAGGTCCTTTATTGTTTTCTCTTCTATATCAAAATTTATTATTTTTTCATTTTTAGGTACTATTGTTTGAATCATTTCTTTTTGTTTTTTGGTTTTATTTTTCAAGGCTTTATTTTCTATGTATATTCCTTCAACCATTTTTAATGATTTTAAATAATCTTTGTCATGTTCTCTTGGTGCATTTAAAAAATTAACCAAATCACTTTTTGTTTTTATTATTGTTGTATAATCTATGTCATACATTTTGTGGTTTTTTAATTCATTTTCTAAATAATTCAATTTTTCAATTAATGTGAATGACAATGACAATTTTCTTTGTTTTGTGTAATTTTTGTTCATAAGATAATCAGATATCGTTGTATCATTTATTAAATCAGCAATAAACACACCTTCCAAATAATCATTTTTATTTGACATTGGCTCATAATGCATTTTTATATTCTGGTTGCATTTCCAAAAGGGTAATGTGTATAATTTTGCACTACCGAGGTTTACACTCATATCTTCTTCATCTATTCTTGTAGTTATATTTATTGATGATTGTTTCACCTCACTTGCTTTTAAAATTTTTCTTTTAGTTATGAGAAATGGTATAACATTATCATCATCTTGAACTGCTGTTATTGAGATAGTTTTTTTATAATTAGAGTATGTTTTTATAATGTGTGTTATCTTATGTTTCTTTATAAATTTTTCATCAATATTTAATTCCTTATATTTAACAACAGGTATTCTATCTAAATCATTATTTTGTTCATATTCATTGTCTGAAATTTGACCTGTTAATCTTAAGGATAGATTAAACAAATACTTTGACAAAATATCACTATATTTATTTAAAATAACAATAGGGCTTTTGAAGTATTTTTTATTATACACAGCTTCACCATTTGTGTTGTAGTATGTGAATGCCAGATGTGTATTACCACCATACTCACCTTTATATAAAACATCTCTTTCAATATATCTATATGAAAAAGCATATATACTACTTGCATAATCATTTAGCATTGTGTAATCGTTCATTAAAATTGCCTTCATAAAAGCAATTATTTTAATTTCATCATTTGTATAATGATAAATACTTGCATAAGACATATCAATGTGGTCAAGCAAATCAAAGTATTTGTATTTTCTATTAGTTGAATCATCATCTATTTCAAAAAAAATTCTATTCATTAATTTCTGAGTGTTTATTGCTCTAAAATTATGTTTAATATTTAAATAGGAATAAAATAAACATAATGAATCTACACACACTCGGTGAAAATCTTTTTGTAATTTAAAACCCTTCATATACAAAACCTTATCATCCATAGGGTCTCTTGCAACTATATAATTTTTACTTTCAACATCAAGAATCTGACCGGGCAACAAGTTATGCATAAGTTGTGATTTTATTGCCTCAAAAGGTGTGTTTATTTTTCTACTAGCACCAAACATGACTATTCTTTTTTCCTTATTAATCATCATGTCATTATAAACTGACAATATATCCATTGTGTTTTTTGAGTTTAATATACTTTCAGGTATTCTTTTTTTTATTTCCATCATATCCTTTTCTAACGAAACTCTTGAGACTAATTTCCTTTTGTCTTTAAAAAAATTTTCTTTATTATAAATATATTGTATAAGCTCTGCAGGGTTGTTTATTATATAAAATGTCCTCATTTTCACAGGTGTTTTCAAAGCAACAAGAACTGTTCTTTTTTTATCATTTAATTTCCCTATTATTCTTAATTTTTTTATCACATCATAAATGGCACTTGGTGTTGGGTCACACTTTGTTATTGTTTTGATTAACATGTCCTTCAAATCCTTATTTGTGTTGTATTCTTCTTTTATTTTTTCTGAAGATTCCTTATATCCAATCATCATATTCTTATAATATTGTTGTATAGTTATCATTTCAGAAACCAAAATGTTACTAGGTTTAACATAATCATCATAATTTATTTTTTCCTTTATTATCTTGTTTTTAACATAAGTGGATATTCTCATTGTCATATCTGTTCTAGATGTTTTTGAATAAGCTTCAAGAAATGTTTTGTTGTAAAACATACATTTTATCCACATTACCAGATCCTCCACATTTCTTGGTTTAACTAATTTATAACTTATGTTTTTCTCCCAAAATGACCTAATATCATCATAAGGCATTTGTAATGCTTGTCTCAATTTTCTTATTGTTTTATTGTTTACCTCATACATAAATTTAGGAGATTTTAATGTGTATTTATAATCAATATCTTCATCCAATATATCCTCCTTAGATCTCTCCTCCCTTGTTGAATAGTGCAAATAATATAACATGTTTTTTGTATTCTCATCTCCGTATTCATATAATCTGTAATTATTAATATTACCTCTACAATAAAGAGCAAATATTGGGTTTGGGTTAGGTATTCCAAATAATTCTATGGGTGTGTTAAGCAATTCACAATAATTTTTTTCCATATTGTTATACATACCTGGTAAAATGGAATAAGCTTCTGCTATTAAAAAAGTGTGTATTTTTTGGAAAAAATATAAAAATGATAAATTACAACCAACTCTTGCACACTCTTTAACTCTTGACAATGCTGCTTCCATGTCTATCTTAAACCCGGTACATGGTAAAGATAAATTTGCTTCTTTAGATTTTTTAATTTGTGGGTACAACATTACTCCATTAAAAGAAATTTGTGATACAAACTCCATAAAAAAAGGCTGCACACTTGTTTTTCTATCACTGTCATTATAACCATGTAACCTCATAATAATTTTTTGCAATATTCTAAATTTCTCTAGTTCTTCCATTGTTTCATACAGTATAACAAGCATATAATCATCAGAATGCTCCAGATGTTCTATATACAATTTACTTTCTGGATAAATTTCTTTCCATATTCTTATTGTATAATTAGTGCTACATACAGCCTTATAGGAAGAAGAATAATTAAACATACCTTGAAGAAAATTTTGTGTACTACTTATACTTGCTTCCTCCAATACTTTTAAATCATTTAAATATTGGGTGTCATGTTTTTTGCTGCCAACAACTTTATTGTATACATCCATTGGTATCTGTATTTTTTTATTAGACCACGCATTGAAAGTAGATAACAATAATTTATAAGTTTTTGTTGTTATTTTGTTTTTAAACCCCATTGTCATAGCTATAAATGACGCCATTGTTTCTGCAGCAGACCACTTTGTGCAATCACCGTTCACATATGTTATGTTATGTGTATTTGGGTCATAGTTTGTGTATATTTTATCAAGTATTTTCTGCATCCTGATTATTTTTTCATCACCTGGTATTGATATTGCCTCATTGGGTGAATTCATGCATATTTTTTTAAAAAAATTTTCTGTTACTCTTGCTAGTGTTTTTGCACCAATATTTACAACATAAAATTCTCTTTTTGAACCATATTGGGATTTAATGCATATATCTGCATGAACTTGTCTACCTGATTTTATAAAATGATTAGCATATTTTACAGTTGTGTCTAATTCTGGTCTTGTCTCCAATTCTTCCATAATTGTTTCTGTGACTTTTTGTCTTGGTTTATATTTACCATAAAATGTG